CCTCCCTTTTCTTTTATACTGATAGAAAAAAGGAGGGGTTTTTTATGATTTGTGAATATTGCGGCACTTCCCTGGAGCGCCGGCCGGACAGCGGTATCTGTCCTTCCTGCGGCGCGGCGTTGCCCAAAGCAGAAGCTGCCGCCAAATTCTGCCCCGCCTGCGGCGAGCCTGCCAGCCAGGACGACCGTTTCTGCCCCCGGTGCGGCAACCCCCTCACCGACCAAAAGCCGGCTGCTCCTGCACCTTCTGTGCAGCAGACCGTCCACCAGTCCGTGCCGCCCATTCCCGGCGCTAATTGCTGCCCCCGGTGCTACAGCCGGGACATCACCATGAAAAAGCGGGGATTTTCCATTTTGTGGGGCCTGGTAGGCTTCTTCTTTATCCCGCCCTTCGGCCTGCTGTTCGGCCTGATCGGCGCGGGCAAGCTGCGCTACCGCTGCCAGTCCTGCCACAACAAGTGGGAAAGACACTAACCTTTCACCGCCTTCCATCCCGGAGGGCGGTTTTTTCTGTCGAATTGACAATTGACAATTGATAATTGACAATTTCGGTGTGCGCTTTGCGCACTTATTTCAAATCATTCCCGAAGGGAATACCGCAATTGTCCATTGTCCATTGTACATTGTCCATTCGTATTTACCGCACACCATAGATGCCGGTGATGGCGCCGTCGCTGCTGCGGGCCTCCACCGTCAGCTTCCCCGCCTCCATGGTAAAGGACACATAGCCATTATCCGCATAGAGCTGATACTTGCTGCCGTCGCAGGCAACAGCGGGAATGGCGCAGGATACCTTGGACGACCAGCTGGCGGTCCTTCCCACCACCACATACAGGTTATAGCCCGATGAAAAGCTGACGCTGCCGCTTGTCAACTCCCCGGAATACAGGGCGGCGCAGCCGATGCCCAAATTGGCCCGGGCCTGGGCTGCGGTTGCGGCCCCGGTGCCGCCGGAGGCTACCCCCACCGGCTGGGTAAAGGCGGTGGCGTTGGCACCCAGGTACATGGCGTTCAGGGTCTCATCCTGTCGCAGCAGACGCACCGCCGCGTTGCCGCTGTCGGTGACATAGAGGTCAGCCCGGTGGGCTACCTCCTCTACCGTCCGGTAAGCACCGAAGCGGGCCACCTCCGTTCCCCGGTCCACATACAGATTGCCGCTGAGGGTGCCACCGGAGAGGGGCACTTTTTTGTCCGCATAGGCCTTGGTGGCGGCATCAGAATCGGCAGAGGGCGTACCCAGCCCCGTCACCTTGTTGCCGTCCAGGTTGACCGGCACATGGAAGGAAAAATCCTTCTCCCCCCAGTCAAAGACCGGGATGCCCTTTCCCACCGTCACCGACTTGGTAAGGGTCTCCAGCTTGTCCGCCACGGTGACGGTGACGGTGTGGGCGGCGGTGTAGGTAAGGCCCGTCAGGGTGGCGGAGGCAGAGTAGCTGCCCTCCTCCAGGGTAGGGGTCAGGGTCACATAGCTGCCGGACCCTATTTTGTATTTCACCGTCAGGGTATTATCCGCCGCCCCGAAAGAGCCGTTAAAGACTTTTCCGGAAACGGTGAGCTTTACCTTGCCGCTGGTGGGGTCCGTCCGCTTGGCGGTGACCTTGGCTGTCAGCTTCACATACGCCACGAAGGGGGTCATCAGCGTAGCCATGGCGGTATAGCCACGGCTGTCGGTGACCTGAAAGGCCACGTTGCCCCTTTCGATCCCCTGGATGGTCCGGCTCGTTCCGCTGACCTCCACCCCGCCGATGGTCTTTTTGACGATGGAAGCACCGTTTTTCGCCGTGGCGGAGATGGTGCATTTGGCATTGGACATGTACCGCACCAGGGTGTTTTGGTTGCCGGTGAGGGCGATGGTGGCATCGTTGCTGTCCACCGCCACGCCGCCCACCGTGGGAGCACATGCGCTTTTGGCGGCAGTGACGGTAAATTTCGCCGTCTGGGCCGCGCCCACCTTGGCAGAGCCGTCATAGGTGACGCAGGTCAGGGTGCATTTGCCTGTGGGGCTGTCGGGGATCTGCTCATAAAAGCTCTCCGGCACGGTAAAGGGAATGGAGGTAGCCGTGAGCTTCTTAGCAGAGGAAGAAACCCCGCCGGCAGCGGTGATGTAGCCGCTCAGCTCCCCAAAGGAATAGGCGATGGTGTGGCTGTAGCGGGAGGACTTTCTGTCCACCGCGATCATGGCCACGGCGCCAATGTTGGCGTCCGCCGCGCCGATGGTACTCTCCCGGGGGATGGGGGTGAGCTGCTTCTCCGCTTCTGCCGTCACCGTGCCTGCCGCCGTACCGGTGGCGAAGGAAGCGGTGCAGCCAAGGGTCTTGCTGCCGTCCTCCTCATGAGGAATTTCCACCGTCTTGGCGCAGATAGTTTCGCTGCCGCTGTAAGCCTGGTCTTCGTTGAACTTGGCGGTAAAATCGTAGTCCGTACCGTCAATGGTCAGGCTGCCCTTAGCGTTTCCTGTGGCGTTATACGAGCCGCCGTTCCAGCTGATCACCACCGAGGCCTTGACCTTGGTGGTGTTGTTTTCCGTGCTTTGGGAGATCTCCGAAAGCTTAATTTTCAGTCCTGTGACCATAGCATCATCCCTTCCGGATAAATTCCGCCGTCAGCTCCACCACATACACCCCGGAGCCTGCCTGGCTGCCCTCCTTCAGCCGGCCCTTTTGGGCGTAGAGGGTCTCTTTTGCCGGGTCATCGCCGAAGGTGGGGGCAAGACCCAGCCGGCTTTGGCGCTGCACCCAGTTTTGAAAGTCCAGCAGCCACTGGGCAGCGGCGGTGTTGTCCTCCCCCCGGGCCGTCATCCGATACAGCCCAAACCGGTAGCGGCAATTTTCCGTCACATTCCCCAGTACATCCTCTTTCCGGCCGATGACCTCCAGGCCGCCGGGATACAGGCCGGTGTTCCCCGGCATCGCGTCCAAATGATCCAAATACAGCAGCCCTCCTGCCTCCCACTGGGGGAAGGTCGGCAGCCACTGCCGCAGTTTTTCCAGTTCCGTCATTTTCTACCAGCCTCCACATGACAAACATCGCCGCCCCAAAAGCTGGGGCGCACATAGGCCACCTCCCCTAAACCCGGCACCAACACCGGCAGGAAGGTGGCCCAATCCACCGTTTCCGGGCCCACGCCGTCGTAGACCCGGTCTCCCACAAAGACCCGCTGACAAGTGCCTGGCATCACCAGCAAAAACCGGGTCTCCCGGCGGCAGCCCAGCACATCGTTTCGCTGCACTTCCTCCCAGGCGTAGTAGCACCCCTGCACCACCAGCCGTTGGATAACGCCCCGCTCCTTGCGGTAGATGGTCACGGTCTGCTTACATAAGCTGTAATCCAAAGGACACCCCATAAAAACCTCCTATCTTACCTTCCGGTAAAAATCCAAATAGATCCTGGCCTTGCGGTAGAGGGCCTGGCTCATGGATTCTGCGGTTTCCTCCCATGCCTGATACCGCACCGACACGCCCCCAACGGAGGTGGCGGCGATCCGGTCACGGCGGCGGTAGCGGTCATACAGCTCCTCCGCCATGGCGCAGATGGCCATGGACCGGGCCTCCTCACCGCCCACCACCTTGTACACCCGTTCAAACTGCTCCAGGGCGCTCCTGGCCTGGGAGGCCTGGAAGGGGAAATCCCCTTCCGGCACGAAGCTGCCCAGGTAGGTGTTTACGTAGTAATCATAGTCCGGCATATCATTCACCGATGGTGATGCCCTGCAGGACGGCGGCCTTCAGGGTGTTCTTCAGGGCAACGCCTGCCACCAGCTCCACCTCGCCGGTCTTCACGGCGCCGGGGGCGGACAGATCAGGCATGTAGCTGACGATGACGCCGTCGCCCATGGGGGAGATGCCGTGGAAGCCGTCCAGGCCCAGGGAAACGGCGTAAATGGCGGTCTTGCCGCCTTCGGTCTCGATGACATCCCGGGTGGTGGTGCCGTCAAAGAACTGGCCCATGTCCATCAGGGGGATGCCGGCGTAGGTCTCCACAGTGCGGCCGAAATCGTCCTGGCTGCGCTCATAGTAGCCGGCGCGGCGGGCGATGGCCCGCAGCTTCACCAGCATGGCCCGGTTCATCAGCAGCAGGCTGGGGGTGCCGTCCAGGCAGCTGATAAAGCTGTCCATCTCGTCCAGGAAGGCGTTGTAGTTTTCGTCCAGCTCCTGGGAGGTGGCCAGGGACACCTGGCTTGTGATCTGGTTGGCAGTGCCGGCCAGCAGCTTCTTCAGGCCGTCGAAGTTGCCGTCTTCTGCGCTGCCGTTGATCACCAGGTCGTGGAAATAGTTGGCGGTGGCCTTGATCTTCTGCTCCGCCTGGAAGGCCAGCTCATCGGCTGCGCCGGAGGTGTTCTGCAGCACACGGTCCACCTGGAAAGCGCCGCCCATGATGACAGCGGAGGTGGTCTTCTTCTCCTTCTTGGCCTCACCGGGGGTGTACTCGCTGCCCACGGTACGCACCGCCGCGGTGGAGGGGGACTTGAGCTGGATGTAGCCGTAAGTCAGCGTAGAGCCGCCGGTGCCGGGGCTGATGACGTTGTCGAAGACCATGTTATCCAGCAGCAAGGAGCTGCGGCGGAACATATCCACGATCTGCTGATCTACCTTGTCGGCCATGCCGACCTTTGCTTCCTGTAAAGTAATTGCCATAATGATCATTCTCCTTTTCATGTTCTATCTTCAAAGCCGAAGCCATGAATCCAAATAAAAACTTTCGTGTCATCCCGAGCGAAGTCGAGGGATCTTCGCATTATCGTACTATGTAGATTTCTCGACTCCACTTCGTTCCGCTCGAAATGACACATAGTGGGCGTTTGATCCCAACACGCACCGCCCTTGCCTCTCCCTCTGGGAGAAGGGCGGGCATGTGCCCGCGGACAATGCGTGATCGGCCTTCTGTATTCGTTACCCATCCTGCCCTGCTCGGTATCGTTACCCCTGTGTCATTCCGAGTGAGCGAAGCGAATCGAGGAATCTTCGCACCATCGTACTGCGTAGATCCCTCGGCTACGCTCGGGATGACATGTGTGGGCAACGCCCAGCGGGCATGTGCCCGCGGACAATGCGTGATCGGCACCCCTTGCCTCTCCCTATGGGAGAGGTGGCCGAGCGTAAGCGAGGTCGGAGAGGGCTCTTCCTTACCCATTCATCCGGAATTTCTCCCGCAGGGCATCTGCCAGGCTCTCCGGCTCGGCAGGCTTTCCAGTCTTGGTGCCGGTGCCGGGGGCATAGGGCGGCGCCGCCGGGCCTTCAAAGAGGTAGCCGCATTCCTTCTTCAGTTCTGCCACCGCTTCTTGTACCGCCTGCTGGGTATCCTCGCTTGCCTGCAGACTTTCCATGTCCAGCAGGGCCGCGATGGCCTTGTGATTCCGCCCGCCGGCCTCCCGGATGGCGTCCTTCAAAAGGCCGTCAAAAGCCGCCTGACGCAGTTTTTCTTCGTAGGCATCCACTTCCTTCCGGTGTTCTTCCAGGATGGCTTCCACCGTTTCCTCCGGCATGTCCGCCATCACCTGCAATAAAAATTCCCGTTCCATCTCATACCTCCGGCATCAGTTTTTTGCGGATCGCCAAAAGATCCGCCTCGGTTTCCGTCGCCATACCAAACCGCCAGCCCAGGGCGATCTCCGGCCGTAAAAGGCCTGCCGCCACCATTTCCATGTAGCTGCGCCAGGTGGCCTCCTGATCGTAGAGAACACCGTTGCCCCAGTCTATGGCAAAGGCCGCGTCCTCCGGCGTTTCCAGACCGTAAAGCCCCGCCAGCACCCCGCACAGCGCCACCGCCTCCCGGGCAGCGGACTCCCACATAGCTTGAAAATCCATCACCGTCAGGTTGAAGTCGGCAGCGGAAGCGGAAATCTCCGTGGCGGTCCGCTCCTCTAAGTTGGCGTCGGACAGCATACCCCGCTTCAGGCCCACCACGCTCTCCACATTCCGCAGATACTCCTGCTTCCGGGCCAGGAAGGACTGCTCCCGCAGCTGGGGAGCAAAGATCGTCAAACCCACATGCTCCGGATCCTCGTCCAATCCCACAAAGAGATTGCCGGACAGCTTCCGCTCCTCGTCCAGCATATCCGAAGACAGAATGATCCGGCTCTGACCCCGTTCAAACTCCCCGGAAAGGAGGACCTCGTTCCGGTCAATGGCCCGGATCAGGCCCATAGCCGGGGCGTAAACCGCCACGCCGTCGTCGGAGCCATCCACACAGTTGACCATGGGGGTCTTCATCCGCACCAGGCCCACAGACCGGAAGCTGTCGGGAAACCGGTATGTTTCCGGCAGCGCCTGATAGTCAGGATGCTCCTGCAGGGGCACGGGACTGCCCAAATTCCGGTCATTGAGGGAGCGGAACAGCTTATTCTCCAGCACCAGGCAGCCGTTTTCGTCCAGGCGCCGCCGCTCCAGCAGGGTGTAATAGTGCTTGCCCCGGACGGAGCGTTCCATGGTGCCGATGTCGGTGGGGTCACCGGCGGCATTTCTGCCGAAGATCAGCACATTGGTCCTGGGGATCAGGGCAAAGGAAAACCCCGTCCGCTCCGGACAGGGCTTCAGGTAACATTCGCCGCCTATGAGGGCCAGCTGCATGGCTTCTTTTTTTCGGCTGTTCAGACTGTTCAGCCACCCCTGCATCACCGGGTCCTTGCAAAGGACGCTGTACTCACCGAACACGGTCTTGGTCAGCTTGTTGACTACAGTGTAGGCGATCCGCTGACAGGGGTCGCCCTTCTCATCGGCCCTGGCCTGAAAATAGGTGTCAAACCATTGGCCGATAGCCCGGCGCATATCCCGGGTCGTCTTGTCGGCAGCCCCAAAGGCCGCCTCGTAATCATAGATCTGCATAGATTTCCCCCTTTAATAATTGACGATTGACAATGGATAATGGACAATTTCGGTATTTGCTGACGCAAATGATCTGAATCCGCACCAGCCAAAGCCTCCCCTGTGTGAGGGGCGGGCATGTGCCCGCAGACAATACGCACCGACCCATCGGTAATCGTTTCCCGATTCTTTCTGCCCGGTATCGTCACCTGGCCGTAGGGGCGGCAGCGAGGTCGGAGAGGGGTGGGCATGTGCCCGCGGACAGTTCGCACCGACCCTGCGGGTATCGTTACGCATCCTGATTGCGCCCGGTATCGTCACATCCGTTGTCATTCCCCACTTCCCATACTACCACCATACCACGCTCCCCCATTATTTTCGCCCCACTTTTTTCCCATCCGCCGCACCCCTTGCCTCTCCCTCTGGGAGAGGTGGCCGAGCGGCAGCGAGGTCGGAGAGGGGCGGGCATGTGCCCGCCATTGTCCATTCCCTATTCTCTATTTCCCATACTACCACCATACCACGCTCCCCC